GAGGTGCAAGCCTCTCCTTTTTTATTTATCTTTGTAAAAAAATCAACAGCCAATGTGCTACGAAAAACTTCTTGGCCTTCAAGGGTGCGACAGACCAGAGCCAACGACTGGGCTTTACATTGACGACCTCGGCATTAATCAGACTTTACTCGGGCAGCTAATCACTGACCAATACAATAGCGGTGTTGAGCTTTTTGAAGCAAAGCGAGCATTCGCTTGGCGCAAGATGTCGACTGATATTTTAAGCCGACTAAATCCGATGATGAAAGCGGATACGGTTGTGGAGTCAAAGCGCATCGGTCAAGTGGTAAGCAACTCAAGCAATGTGGACTTGGCACTTGGTGCAGGAAAGTATGCAGGCATTAGAGTAACAATCGACCCTAACACTGCAAGCTTCTTAAACTTCTACTTGTCGAACTTTCAGATTGACATCTACACGATGCAAACGCCAGTTGAGATATTTGTCTACGACATGGCAACGCTTAAGCTTATTGATTCATTCTTCTACCAATCGGAAGCAGTTGAAGAGTTTATCGGCAAGACTTTCAGAGCGAACCGCCGCAAGATGGATCTCGCTTTTGTTTATGAGTCGCTATACGATACAACAAGGATGGTTCCTAAGAGAGGCAGCTGCACTGATTGCGGAGGTAACTTAAGAGCGGTTCATGTTTGCCCATTTGTTGATGCCATCGGAATTGAATTAACAACGGACGGCACTAACGTGCTATCATCAAAATCTAAGAAGTACACGCAAGGGATGTCGATGGTTTACAATGTAAACTGCGACAGAGAAGCTTGGCTGTGCAGCATAGCAGGATTGATGGCGATGCCGCTTGCTTATGCAACGGCTGTTGAGATTTATAACTATGGGCTAACAATCAGCCCGAACCAACGAGTGAACACAACTGTTAGCGTGAACACTGGCTTCGCAACTTCCGACCCTAACGATGGAATGATTGCAGGGCGAGACATTGCAGCAACGAGATACAACGAAGAGCTTACGGCTATGTTGCAAAACATGAGAATGCCTGACGATAATACGTGCTTTGATTGCCGCCGCAACATGAAGTATGTAACTGCTCTACCTTAATGGCTACGCCGAAAGAGATAAGTAATCGCATCAATGCTCTGTTCTCTGATTGGAATAACGGATTCACGCCGCTATCCTTCGCAGTGCAGGACATGAGACGAGAAATGTACATCAGAATCTTTGGGATTGATACTGGAAGAGGTAGGAATCAAGCAGGCAACTTCTTGCCGACTAAGCCATACACTCCTGCATATGCAAAAATTAAACAAGCAAATGGACGTCCTCCATTGGAGCTCACGGGTTTCCTTAAAAGGTCATTTGCAACAGATCAAACTACAATTATTACCGAAGGATTTGATACTGCAATCTACACTGTTGCAGATGAAGCAGGCAAGGTAGAAGGATTGGAGAAACTTTACGGAACAATATTTAAACCAACAGCGGAGGAGCAAGCAAGGATGTTGCAGCTGCATGCAGAGTTATTAGTTGAGCAAATATCAATACAGATTTCTAAACCATGAATCTATTAAAGACCATCATCGAGCGGCTCAACCAACGTGTTGAGGTTGCAAATATCTTTGACAAGCAATTCGGACTTTGCGAGCTTAATGCAAACGGCAATGAGAAGGCTTGGGTGCATTACATCGGAAATGGTCAGGCGGAGGTAGTTACCAACTTCGATGCTAAGCAAGGAACATTGTTTTGGGCTAAGCGTGGCAAGGTAACAGTTACCAAGACTGATGCGTATAAAATGAGCGGCTGCAAGCAGTTGTATGTTACTTCTTTCCCCTTGACTGCTTATGCAGTTGTGCGCAAGAGTCATCTGCCATGCGATGGCGATGATGCTCAGGACTGGCTTGCTTCAAGAATATACAAGCTGACGAGTGGAACTGATTCACAATTTAAGCAGAGCATAGGTGTTATCAACTACGAGGTAATTCCGAGCGGATACATCAACGAGATTAAAAGCCTAACGGCAAACTACGAATTTGCTTGTGTGACTGTTGACTTCGATATCCAAGTAATCACAAGCACGGAAGATGGCTGCTACGATATCTGCGCAACAGGAGACATTCCCCTTCCAGACTTCCAACCTTGCACACCATGCTTGACGGAGGTTGCTGTTGATGGTGTTACAATCACCGGAAACGGAACTCCTGCGGATCCATTGGTGGCAGTTGGTGGTGAAGGCGGAGCGATAGCGGTAGAAGAAGAAGGAGTTGAGGTGACACCGATTGCAACGACATTGAACTTTACAGGCGAAGGAGTCACGGCATCACTGACATCGCCTGGAGTGGTTGAGGTAAATATACCAGGGGCAGCAGGCGGAGTTGGAACATTGCAAGAAGTTACCGACTTAGGTAACAGCACAACCAACGATATTGAATTCATAGCAAATGCAGGGCTTTCATTTGACAACGGCGCATTCTTCCGCAAAGGAACTACCGATGCAGGCAATGGCGGAGCAAAGGGCACAGCGCAAATATGCTCAATCAGCTACGAGCTGAAGTGGGAAGCAGGACGGTTGTACTACATGCAGCAAGATGGCTTCACCATTCGCGATGTAACGCACAACTTTACACTTGTACCTCAAGTAACTGATGACAGCACAAAGGGCTTTGTTGTCGGTTCTCGATGGAGCTTGGATGATGGCACTGTTTACCTTTGCTCAGATGCCACAATCGGCGCAGCAGTTTGGGCAGTTGTCACAGTTGGCGGAGTTACATCAGTGACAGGCACAGCACCAATTGCATCAAGCGGCGGAACTACTCCAGACATCAGCATCAGCCAAGCCGATGGCAGCACTGATGGCTACTTAAGCTCAGCGGATTGGAGCACCTTTGATGGCAAAGGATCAGTATCATCTGTTGACCTCACGATGCCTCCTGCATTCTCTGTCACTGGCAATCCAGTGACAACGAGCGGAACATTGGCGGTTGCTGCGGCAGGGCTTTCAACGCAATATATCAGAGGCGATGGGCAGCTTGCTAACTTTCCGACATCAATTGGAGGTGGATCAAGTGTAAGCTACTACCTAAACGGATCAGTAAATCAAGGTACAATTGGCGGCTCTACTTATTACGAGATGAGCAAGACTCCAATCTTAGGTACAGGCACTGACTTCCAAAGAACGAATGCTCAAGGCAATGGATTGATTGCACAATTTATTACAGATGCAGGCGATCCTAATCTCTTAGCAATACCGGCAGGCAATTGGAATCTTGAGTTATTTTTTAGCGCATCGGCAAGTGGCGGCAGTCCATCGTTTTATGTTGAGTTGTACAAGTATGATGGTGCAACATTTACCTTGATTGCAACTGACTCAGCAACACCTGAAGGTATTACAAACGGCACTAATATCGATGCTTACTTCACTGCTTTGGCAGTACCACAAACAACACTTGCACTTACTGATAGACTTGCTTTGCGTGTATTTGTAACTACCTCGGGGCGCACAATAACATTGCACACAGAGAATGGTCACTTATGCCAAGTGATTACGACATTCTCAACTGGTCTAAATTCCTTAAACGGATTGACAGAGCAAGTGCAAAACTTCGCAGTAGGTACAGGTGGCACTGACTTTGGCATTAGTTCAGCAACTGCAACGCACACCTTTAACCTACCAACTGCAAGTGCTGCTAACAGAGGTGCATTAAGCACAGCTGATTGGTCAACATTCAACGGCAAGCAGGATGCACTGGTAAGCGGCACAAACATCAAGACCATCAACTCGACTTCGATACTTGGAAGCGGTAACTTTGCCACTCCCTTCGAACTTGTTATTGCGGCATCAGATGAAGCCACTGCGCTAACTACCGGAACGGCGAAGATTACTTTCCGCATGCCAAGGGCTGTGACTTTAACAGCGGTAAGAGCATCCCTTACAACTGCTCAGGCAAGTGGTAACATTTTCACAGTTGACATCAACGAGGGCGGCACAAGCATCTTGAGCACTAAGCTGACAATCGACAACACCGAGAAGACAAGCACAACGGCTGCCACTCCTCCAGTGATTAGCGATGCTAACCTTGCCGATGATGCGGAGATGACAATCGATATTGACCAGATTGGTAATGGAACGGCAAAAGGATTGAAGGTAATGTTAATAGGTACTTACGCATGAGTTTCTTAGTCAACCCATACGCATATGGGCCATTTGTATGCACAGATGCAGATGCGCTTGCATTCTTAACAGCGGCAGGAATTACAAATCCAACGATAACTTCAGCCATTTGCTCATTGGTTACTACTATGAAAGCTGACGGAACATGGGCTAAGATGAACGCTATCTATCCGATGGTAGGTGGAACGGCGGCAACGCACAAATTCAATCTTAAAAATCCACTTGACACCAATGGAGCATTCCGACTTACATTTAGTGGTGGAATTACTCACTCAGCTAATGGTGTTGCTTTCAATGGAACTAATGGATATGCAGATACTTTTATGGCTGCATCAACGACATTAACTGCAAACAATACATCCTTATCATACTATTCAAGAACTGCTACTGCAAGTAGTGCTACATTTGCTATTGACATGGGTGCAGCACCTAATCAATCTCTGCCTCCAAGTAATTATGCACTTGTACTTAGAAGAACAGGCGATTCAACTATATTTATTGCTGCTACAAACACTATCGCAATTAATACTTTAACAACTACAACCAATGGTAGTGGTTTATTTACTGGTTCAATTGTCAATTCTTCATCAAGAAAGTTATACAGAAACGGCTCTGCGATTGCGACAAATACAACTACTGGTATTCAATCATTGCCACCTCAAAAAATATTCATAGGTGCATTGTCAAACGGTAATACGGCAAGTTTATTTTCAAATAAAGAATGCGCCTTTGCATCGATAGGTAGCGGATTAAGTGATGCAGAAGCATTAGCACTTTATAACTCTGTACAAGCATTTAACACAACTTTAGGAAGGCAAGTGTAATGGAAGTATATCTACTGACTCAAGAACAAGCAGGATGGCTCGATGGTGTCGAGTTTGTTGCTGATAATTACTTCAACCCAATTCAAGATGCAGATGGCAATTGGATAATCTCAATCGAAGAGGTCGAGCAGTCGTCACTCGATTGGGTTAAATTCTTACCTTTGATAACCTATAACCCAAAACTAACATCATGGCAGGAGTAAAGATTACCGACTTAGAACTACTAACTACACCAGTAGCGAGTGACGACTTGCTATACATTGTAGATGTAAGCGATACTTCCGAAAGTCCTCAGGGAACAAGCAAAGCAATTGAGGTGGGGAATATTGGCAGAACTTATAAGGTTTATACTGCTTTGTTGACTCAATCTGGAGAAACTGCACCAACTGCAATTGAATTGGAAAATACATTAGGAGCAATAACATTTGGTTATAATAATGACGGTCGGTATTCAATTCTTTGTAGCAATTTATTTACATATGAAAAAACTGCAATTTTTGTATCACCATTAAATAATGCAAATACAGAGGCAGTATCTGTAATTAATGAAGCTGGTTCTTCTGAATATTTTTTAGATACTTTGATTTTATCATCAGGTGCTTTTGCAAATGGATTTTTACAAAACACCGCCATCGAAATCCGCGTTTACAACTAACATTCAACCATCATGGCAGGCGTAAAAATAACCGACTTAACACCACTTGCTACGGCAGCCAGTGGAGACCTATTATACATCGTTGATGTATCCGACACAACGGAATCCCCTCAAGGCACATCGAAGAGCATTGAGGTGGGGAATGTACTTGACTTTGAAAGCGGTACATGGACACCGACATTTAGCTCAGAAGATAATGCTTGTTCAAATTCAGCGGTTACTAAAGCATTTTACTCAAGAGTTGGCAATATTGTAACTTGCACTATTTACGGAACTGTTGATTTAGATTTCTTATCATTTCCAGAAGGAACAATTACTACAACATTTCCAATTGCATCTGCAACACCTAATGCAATAGGAAGTATTTCAATTAATAATGAAAATCAGTTTAACGGATTTAAAAACAACACTAATAGGTTAGTTTTCTCATCATCTGATACATCATTTGTTACTGCGGATGTAGAATTTTATGCTGTCTTCCAGTATGAAATCGTCTAACAACGGCCTGCGCCTAATACAGGAGTTTGAGGGATTGCGCTTGACCAGTTACCTATGCTCGGCAGGAGTGCCCACCATTGGATACGGCGCGACCTACTATTCAGATGGAAGCAAGGTAAAGCTCGGGCAGACGATTACCAATGCTCAAGCTGCGCAACTGCTCAAGGATCATGTTAAGGAGTTTGAAGGTAGCGTGCTTGGTCTGCTTAACACTACTAAGGTGAATCAAAACCAATTCGATGCGCTTGTAAGTTTCTGCTTTAACCTCGGTGCGGCAAACCTTGCAAAGTCTCAGCTGTTGCGGTTTATCAAAGCCAACCCAAACGACCCAAAGATTGCAGCTGAGTTTGCCAAGTGGAACAGAGCAGGCGGCGAAGTTTCTACTGGGCTTGTAAGAAGACGTAAAAAAGAGGCGCAACTATACTTCACAAAAATCGTTTGATAACTATGGCCGCAAGAAGAGTCAATAAGCCCAGGCAAGCACTCGATATAATTGTTAAGTATTGGAGGCCGACAATTGGCTCATTGGTGATTCTCTCAAGTGTGTTCGCTTTAATATTTAAGCAGATAACCACAGAGACTCTTGCAGCTATTGTGGCCGCAATGGTGGCCGCAGGATACATACCTAAAGCAAACGACAATGGATGAAGGAAGAGACTCAAC